TCAGCACCTTCGCCTGATAGATTAGCATTGGGTAAAATAACCTTTCGGCTAAAACTACGGCTAATCTCAACGCCATCACGTTTGATTACTGTAGCTGTGCGAACACCTACCGCAGACCAATCGCCTTTGTTTACTACTTCAATCTTATCGTTGATTGCTTCTTCTGTTAATGCCATTTTTATCTCCTATGGATGGACTGTCCTACCCAAAGCATCCGCAGTGGGCTATTGATTTGTGATGTATGAAACTGTGAACATAAGGTCAGCTTGGTCATCTACTAAATGAACGTGGTCAACCACTGTTCTGCCTGTGTTATTTCGTGACGCCATGAAAACAAGTAAATTAGCACTAGCATCTGCCATAACCACCATATCCGCATTGGTTGACAAATCTACAGTATTAAAACTTACTGCGCCAAAACAATCTTGCACATCGGTTGTGTAAGGCATACCGGTAACAAGAAACTGACTATTACCTGTTGTGCCTGATGTGTTTATGTTTGTTATAGAAGCATTAAGTGTAACTAGCCTGCCAATCTTTGTATAAGTCCCCGATACAGAAGCGGCACTAGCGGCACTACCTGAATTGGTGCTGAATGTAGGTGTCCACGTTCCTTCTTCGTAGTCATCAAGTGCATTTTCCTGTGCAGTGTCACCGTTGAAAGTAATGCCACCTGTTGATAAGATGCGTAGCCTATTAGTTCCATTTGTATCAAATATAATATCTTGTGTTTCACAAGAAACAACTAAGTCACCATCATTTTGAATACCAAAAGTAGCGCCTTGGTCGGTGTCATCTCTAATTCTCAAAGCGGCATTAGTACCTGTACCGCCCGGACCTTGAGCCGTTAATTGGGTTGTCGTATTTAAACCGCCCGTGACATCCACGCCTGTGGCACTAGTTGCTAGTCTTAGATTGGCGTTGTTATAAAGTGAAACTGCGCCATCATCAGCAATAATAATTCCGCTTTCACCAGCCTTTGCTTGAAGAACGATATTACCGCCATCGTCATCATCTACGTTTGAGCGTATGTAAATATTGCCTGTATTATTATCTATGTAGCTGTGAGTTGCGTTATGGTACACACTGAGGTCATTGCCAGAACCGAAGATGGCCTTGATGTTGTCACCGAAAGCTACGTTGCCACTAAAAGCACCACCATTAGTCGCTGAAACCATATCAGCAGTCGTGAATGACTTGAACGCTATGATATTCAGTTCATCGTTTACAGCTGCCCCGCTTGCAAGCACTACGCTTGAGCCATTCGTTGCTGTATAGTCTGAACCATTTTCGATAACGATACCGTTTAGAACTACTATTAGATTAGCAACTGTGTAGCTGAGTGTGTTACTTGCATCGTCAGAGCCAGTGAATGTTGTCTGGTTTGCAGTGGCTGTATATTTGTATTCCAGCAGTGAAGCACCACCAGCACTCGATGCGGCAATCCATGAACCACCATCGTAGACCCGCATTTCGTTTGCAGACTGATTGAAGTACAGCGCACCTGCAACTAAAGCATTACCATCATTGTCCACTGTTGGATTTGCATCAGCCGCTAGGTTCTTTGAGCCTAAGTATTTGTCGTCAAAGTCATCGAATGAGTTTGCCGCCGCAGAAGCACTAGCCGCCGCCGCTATTTGTGATGCAGATGCGTCTGTTGCATTTTGACCAGCGTTTTGTATGGCTGTTAAGTTGTCAGTTACGTTCTGTAAGTTAGTAGCCTGACCAGCAACAGTGTTAATGTTTGTGGCATTACCAGCAACAGCCGTAACATTTGCGTCATTACTTGCAACTGTAGTTACGTTAGCTTGTATGCCAGCGACAGTAGTAACATTAGCCTGTATTCCAGCAACTGTAGTTACATTACCGTCTATACCAGCTACAGTATTTACGTTAGCTATATTTGTTGCAACAGTTCCAATGTCTGCTTCATCACCAGCAACTGCTGTCACATTGGCTTGTATGCCTGACACTGTAGTTATGTCACCGCTAATATTAGCTAAAGTATTCATGTTTGATACATTAGATGTAGTAGCTAACGTATTCATGTCCGATACTATGTCAGCAGTAGCTAGAAGATTCATGTCTGAAACAGCGTCAGAAGTACCAAGTAAACCTATCTCTGTATTAAGACCAGCAACAACACCAATGTCTGCTTGGTCAGCTACTACGGCTGTGACATCACTAGCAATACCTGCTACTGTTGTTACTTCTGTGTTAATACCTGCCACTGTATTGATATTAGGTAGGTTAGTAGAAATGAAAGCTTTATTAACTGCGTCAGTGTTAGCTACAGGAGCAGCTACGTTCTTAATAACTTTACTCTGTGCATCCCACTTATCATCTGTGTCAAGTGTAATAGCATCATTTGCTTTATCGTTAGCTTCCTGTGCTGCGTGGAAGACTTGGATGTTAGAATTATCTAGGTCTTCCTCTGTTAGTACTGAGCCAGATGCAAAGTCTATTGCACGTGATGTGAGAGTTGTAGTACGTCTGACTTGTACTAGCGTACCAGACGCAGGTGCAGAGGTCAGAGTTACTTCGGAAGAAGATGGAAAAGTAAGGCCAGTCTCAGCCACACCATCAACTGTTACACTAATTTCACTAGTGTTTGTGTATGTAAAGGGAATACTAAACGTAGTTGTCGAGTTATCCCCTGTATAATTATGATATGAAAAAGCCATTACTTATCCTTATGTTTCGTCAATGTTGTAACTTTAGGTTAGTTAGTTGTAGCGTTAGCTGTAGCGTTAAGAAGCTGTCTAGCTCCATATAAAGATGAGAAAGGTATAATACGTAAGAGACTTCTTAATTCATTCTCAGTCAACTCACCTTCTCCTATTGCATCCCATATATCACCTACACCTTTTACTGCACCAACACCTAGTGAAACACCAGCAGGTGTAAGTGCGTTAGTATTACCGTCCATAGCACCAGTTGTTAATTGATATATATACTGAAACATAGAAGCTGCCCCAATTTGACCTAAGGCACCCTGCATAAACCTGTCCATTTCAAACTGTCTCTTAAGGTATTCATCTTGGTCACTTCTACCCATAGAGTTTAGATAAGTTCTAGTAGTATACATCATAGTACCCATTAACGCAGAGAACATAACAATTCGTGCTACTTGTTGAGCATCGCCATTAGCTGCTCTTACACCTAAACGCATAGCTTGTTGTTCCATAGAGGCCATAGGAAAAGAAAGAAACTGAAAGAATGTTTTACCAATCTCACTTCTTAACAATCCATTGACTGAACCGTTATTCATTTCCTGTACTAACTGTGTAGCCTCTCGTCTAGCTGACATAGAGAATACATTTCTAGCTCCATCTAATTCCCATTTATCTATATTTAGAGCATCCAAACTACCATCTTTATTATAAGTAGCGTGTCTGTTTATCATCTTACTAATGTCTACAGCTATATCGTCAGTAATACCTAGCTGTTCTCTTTTTATAGACTTAAAAGGAACCTTACCTAGTTTAGAAGCAGTTGCCCATTCTACAGCATAGTTAAGTGTAACACCTCTTCTAAGAATATCTGTTACACCTTGAAGACCTGAGGCTATAGACATAAAAATACGGCCTCTACCTAAGACTTCATCAACCTTAGTTACTTCACCAGCAATTTCTACACCACTAGCTACGTCACCTTCTAACCTGCTTTTCATTACTGTAACTTTAGACACCATACCATCGGAGCCTACACCAGTAACCGCCATCATTTCGCGTACTATTTTACTGTCTAATCTGCCATCCTGTGCTTTCTTAACTAACTGTCCAAACATGGGAACAGTCTTTAGTAATGTACTAAAAGAGTACTCAAACAAGACATTAGACACTTCCATTAGTGCTGACATACCTGACATACCCATACTGGTTATGAAAGATAGTTCTCTTACTCTCCTAGTAACTGACAAAGCATCATCAGATAAACCTGATTTGTAAGCTAACTGACCTGTAACAGAATCATACATATATTGTAAAGCTTGTATTTCTTTCTGTCTAGTAGAATCAGCTTGAGTAGTTATCTTACTAAGAATAGTATCAAAGCTAGAACCAACTGCGTTAGTGTTAATACCGTTACGAGCTAAAGCTGTCGCACCGCCTACTTGAAAAACATAACTGTCAAATAAGTTTTCGATGTTCTCTTCTAGTAAGTCTGTAAACTTTAATTCAAAAGGTTTACCATCAGCACCCTTTACTGTAATTACAGTACCTTCGTCTAGTAACATACGGGGTCTAGTTCTTTTATGTCCTTTAGTTTTAGCGTTAGCTGTGAGAGCGTCTAATATGATGTCTATTTCATCATCAGTAAAGTTATCCACTTTCATTAAAGCTCTAAAGTCTTCCACATCAAAGTCACCATTACGTAACTTATTACCTGTCATTCCTGTTTTAGGGTCTACAATATTCTTTATGTATCCATAGGACATTCGTTTAATAAAAGCTTTTACAGCTTCAGGTGTTGAAGATAACTTCTTAGCCGCTAACATTTTAGCTACGTTTCTTTCAAGATTAGGTTGACCTCTACGTATGGCAGTTTCTGCTAACTGTCCCCAAGCATCATTAAGAGTACCATCTACTTTGTCAGGTAATACTTCTGTTCTTAACCTAGTTACATTACCTTTGTTCCACATACGAGGAAGGTAGTTATCAACTCTAGTTGCTATACCTGCTGTAAAACCTGCTGCATTAGCTCCTTCAGCTTCCAAGGCTAATCCATTTATACCCTTTTTATAAACATCAGCAGCTTCCTGAATAACTTTAGGAGCATTAGGGTCTGGAATACGAATTTGTTTTGAAACTAAAACACTAAAGTCAGCCCTAGAGTATGAAGGATTTCTACCTAGAAACTCGTCCCTCAATTTACTTACTGGTACAGCTACTTTGGCACGGTAGGACATTACCAACGTATCACGTTGTTCTAACGCTCCAAAGTTTACAGCTTTAATCTTACCAGTAGAAGGGTCTACTACATTTCCTGTACTATTTAATCCTAGCCCATCTGCTAACCACCTTATTGTATCGTCTTCAGAATCTTTTGCTCTAACAAAAGAAGATAATACTCCACGTATCTTAGCACCACTACCCCTTTGTTTTGGGGTAGCCGCTAGTTCTTCTGGTGTCATCTCTGTAAAGTCTTTACGACTAATACCTGCACTAGCATCTGCAACTTCTTCACTTGTCTTAAAATCGTCCCCATCAAGGGCCATCTGCTTAAACTTCTGTGCTAGTATTTCATCGTCATTAGTCTGTAATAGTTTAGTTTCAAACTCTGAAAGTGTTTCGTTATCTGCTTGTTTACGTAATGCCTTTTGAATGTTAGCACGTTTAGTCATAACCTGACCAAACTTAGTAAAACCAGTGTTAAACGCTGAACCCAAAGCACCAGCTAGTAGAATATCACCGCCTGTAATGTCATACTTAACTTGAGAACGTAGTAATTCTAATCCACCTACCTCTAATGCTCCTATACCTGCGGCTGATGCTAAGTATTTACGATTGTCCTTAAACTTACTAAACAACCTACCTATCTTAACAGCCCCTGCTGCAAAAGGAGCAGTAACAGGAGCAGTAACAGGTGACATAAGTGCAGTAGCTTGAGCAGTAGCTAACATAATAGCTGCATCATCTGGTGCAAATACATCAGACACTACCATTGCCCCAAGTCCTTTAAGACCTGCTTGCCCTAGCATGTTATTTACTTCATCAGTCTTTCTAACTTCAGAAGCAATAGCCTGTCCATACTCTATACCGTTCTCTGAGGCAGCATCAAGTACTCTTTTTACAGCAGTCTGATTAGTTAAACCTACTGTAAGGTTATCCACATCCTCTTTAGTAAGGGGTGTAGGTTCTTTTGTGTCTGGCCTATCAAATAAGGATAGAACAGTAGGCACCGTTCCTGCTTCTGCATATCTTTTACCAACCATGTCCCAAAAGCTAGTATCTTTTACTTTAGCTTTTGCCAACAGATTAGCTTTGTTTACCTCTTCCAAGCTAAACTTAGATGTTACAGGTGAAGGAGTAGTCCCACCGAACCCAAGAGATTCTAGTTCTGTCGATACCTTCTGTTCATCCATTATCTTACTTTCCTTTTATAAACCTAGCCATTTCATTAGCTCTGTTAGGTGTTTGATTATGCCAAGTTGTCTTAATCTTCTTACCGTTCTTAACATTAAACAGCATATGTTTAGAAGCTTCTTCAAGAGCTTTTAGTTGTTTAGTAGAACCAGTAGGTAGGCCAGACGCTTTCTTAATAGCAGTCATAAACTTAGGCCATTCATCTCTTACGTTCTGTCTTCCCAACTGGAAAGCCATACTTGTAATACCTAACTGTGTGCTTTCTGGTAGGCTATCAAAGTTATCTATTTCATTCTGCATGAACTCAGTAATCTTTGACACCTTAAGCTTCATAACAGCCTGTGCTTCTGGCTCTGTTATGTTGTTGACATCTTTAATTAGTGCCTTCTCATCAGCCTCTAGTGAGGGTAAGTAAAAGCCATAACCTACAGATTTGTTCTTACCATCTGGATATGGGTTAGCTTTGAAGTCTTCCTGTA